TATGCAAGAAATAATCACAACACCCATAAATTTTTTCATCTTTGATTTCCTTTATTTGTTTTTTGCAACAGAAAGTTGAGTACGAATCATCGCCGCCTGAGCTTCCAGATTGTTTCTTGTGTTAGGATCAAGACTTGGATTGGAAAGCTTAACATCAATTTCATTCAATTGAGCTTGGAATGTAAGTATTTCTGCCTTCCTACCTTCTTTGTATTGGAAGGACTCTTCAAGGATTTTCCTTTCTACGATGGTATCTGTGTATCTTGTGCAATAGCGAACTCCTGTCAAAGAAACTCCTAAAACCGCCAACGATGCTACAACTCCAGCAAAATATTTAAATCCCATTTTAAGCAATCTCCTTTTAATTTATTTATGAAATATTTTCTATCTACAAGTTGAGCGTTCTAAATTGTTTGCAAAATTCACAACAACACGAGCTATTGGAATCCGGGCCAGTTTTAGCATCCCTTCTTGAGTGGTTTTTAAACACCTCGTAAAGGGCTTCTTTATATGCCGACTGATAAAATTCAGCTAGCAAAACGACGCTATCAAAAGCGTCTAATGCAGTTTCAAACCTATAATTCTTTTTAATCCCAAGCGATTCTAGTCGTCTCTTCATATCGTCGCAGATATAGAATATTTCATCGTTTTGACTAATAATCATTTTTAATCTCCTTGTTCCGAATTAAATATATGCGCCGCTGTTGAAAAGCTTCCACCTTCATAAAGCGTTTTGCTTCCTAATGTAACCTTATATCCGCCACCATCTACATATGCAAAAAACGGAGTGTTTTTATAAATTGACCTTTTGTTTTATAGCTTGAAGCATATAAAACACCATTCTTTTTTGCCCAAGACTGTCCCTTGTCGGAGTCTAATGAAAGACTCCTTTTTTAGTGTGAAATTTTAAGCTTCATCCATTTATCATTGACCATTTTATACCCTTTAAGTCTTAGCTGCTGTTTGGTTACAACTTCACCTGTGGGTAACCAATAAAGCTGTGTTGCTTCATCGCTGGATTTCCACATAGGGATAGGCTGTCTTGTGTAAGTGAGGTCGCACATTTCAGACCCTATTGGGTTGTTACAAATCGGACAAAGTTGATAAAGAGCTTTTCCTGCTTCTTCATAGGCTTTTGCAGCAAGGTCGTAGGCCATTTTGCAACTCTCCTTATGTTGGGTATATAGTTACTTGGTATTGTTCAACCTGTCAAGGTTTTTGTGAACAATTTTTATATTTTTATTTGTTATGTACTTTTCAAAGCCTTTAGGGATGGTAAATTTCTGCACATAGGTCTCAGGGTGGTCGAATTTAGGGGAAAGAGACACAAAGTTTGGGTAAACTTTGTTGATGCGGAAACCCACAATATCCTTCCATTCTTTGTCGTTGGGCAGTTTAAACAGAGCTGTCTGACCTGCATTTTTTTTGGATACTGCAAGATAAGATGTTGGCAGATTGTGTTTGTGCATTACTTTGATCAAATACTGCCTGTCTTTTGTGCCAGTTTTAAGCCAGACGTCTTTGTTAAGTTCGCATCTTCCGTCTGAATAAAACCTAGTGTCAAAAACAACATATGCTCCTGGAACAATGGATTCTTTGGTAGGTCTTGTTGGCAACGCCTTTGGATTAACCAAAAGCCGTTTAGCTTTAGGGGCTATTTTTCTAAGTTTCTGTTTTTGTTTTTTAGGATTGATAATGGCGGGCTTGTTGTAAATAGGCGAAACTCTGGCAAAAGCTATTTGATAGTCGATGCCATTAAAATTAAATTTTGATTCTGAAACAAAGATGTCGCAGGTGGCAGATTCATTAAGTTGTGGAATCCAGTTGTCTGGGAGAATAAGGGCGGGTTTGTTTTGGTATGATGCTGTCCGACCAATCAGTCCATGTCCAATATCTTCGAATTTAACAGGGACTGTGTAACAAAACTCTTTTTCCAATTTCATCTGATTTTCCGATACCTTTTTCTTAATGTTCGTTAACATTAACTGCATACCATTTCTGGTATGGGCGTATCTGCCAAGACTTCACCGTAAGGTGAAGTTCATTCAGTAGCTTACCAAGGTCTTGGCTCTCGATCCTTTAAAGTAAGCTACTGGAATATATTTACTGCTATAAAACTAAAATGTCAACCGTTTTATTTGTTAATTTTTAATTATTTTTAGGTAGCTTTTTGAGTACTATGCGATTGCCTTTTTGTCTTAAAGATTTTTTGTGTTCGGCTTTGTAAAGTTTGTTTGCTACTTCCCTAGCCGATTTTGAGATATGAAGATACATACTAATTCTGTTTTCAGCTATTTTGGCTAAGTAGTTTAGAATTTTAGATTTTTGCTTCCCATTAGGTGGGGTCAGGGTTAAAACGTTGACTGCAAAAACGCCGCTCGTTGGATCTTCAGACATACTCACAATTCTTTTGATTCCAAGCATTCTCCTTGTTATTGTCCTAAGATATTTTTCATGAAGAGCGTTGTTAACTTTGAGAATATTGTAAACATATGCCTTTTGAGGATTATCTTCTGGATATTGCACTATGGGGTATTTTGTAGTGATCGAACGGATAGAACCCGTCGTCCTCGTAAATGTCGCAGTTGTACTATAAATATATTCTGATCTTGTTTTATTTAGCATTTGAAGAACTCTTCTATTTTATGTTGAAGGTCTGGAATGGGGATGGGAGGGGTGTATTCTCCATCAATATGAAAAATAAATCTTTGAAAAGGTTTGTCCTCCAGATAATTCTCTTGCTTTAGAATAAATTCATAGAGATTAAGCTGTACTGCGTAATGCCAGAAGTTTGTTGAAGGAATATCTCGGAACATCTCAAACCCATATTCATACACTGGTGATGTTTTGATTTCCTCGTTAGATTTCCAGTCAGTTACGTAGATACAATTTGAATCTTGTAGAAGCAAATCTATCGTACCAGCCATGCAATGTTTTTTAGAAAAAACAATCTTTTCAGATCCAACGACATCTTTACCTTGAATAAAGTCTTGGAAGGTTTTGTCTATGTTTCTTTGAGCTTGCCTAAGTCTTTGATCTTTGGCCTTTGGAGAAACAAGCGCTTTGGCCTTTGTTTCTGCATAATAATGTGCTTTTGTTCCATAGACTCTTGCATTATCACCTTTTTCAGTCCATTGTCTTATAAGTTCTTCCGGAGTGGTTTTGTATTTATGTGCACACCTCTTGGCTACTTTTACCTTGTCAAACTTAGGGAAAAGAGATTCAACTACATGGGTGACAGAGGTGTAAACCTGACCATCTTGGTCTACATATGAATGTTTCTCATCATCGTAAGTAAGCGTATTTCCATTGTGTTTGGCTATTTTAATTTTCATTCAATTTTCCAAAAATTGGTGACTAAGGATGTTCGCAGCTCTCTGGCAAACAGCGATAGCATCATTATAAGAAAGGTGTCCTTGCTTTTCACTATTCCCACTTACAAACACCTTGATTTTAGGGGATTTGGCTAGAGAGTGTTTAGGGGATTGACTGGACTCTAAGAGGATAAAAACTCCGGCTGGTTCAATTTGGATGCCCTCTGAGTCACAATATTTTTTATAAGTTGAGGCTTGATCTAAAAGCGTGTCTATGGATGTTGCAGATCCGACAACAATATTATGGATTGAAGCTTCAAGTTCATCCAGTCTTCTTTTGATAACAGCAGACTGCCCCCACTTATGAACCATTTCTGCAATAACCTCTTTCTCTTCCATCGGAATATTCATATTTAAAAGAGGCAGGATATCTTGAATGGTCATTTCAGGCTTTTGCCCAGATACTATTTGCTGCAACATATTTTTATTAAATTGGTGTGAACTGAGCTTGTTAAAATCAATGACTTTCATACAGATCCTTTATCATGGAGTTTATTTTTATCTGAAAAAGACTAACACACATAATTTAAAAAGTCACATACTTTTATTTTTAAATAAAACAAACACTTATGAATACGTAAAACACATAAATTGTAAAATAGCTTCTATTATAGTTGCAATATGCTGAAAAGATAAGTAAATTCTTGGTGGTTGGCAATATATGGAGGAATCATGAGTAAAAAAGGAGCAAAAGGAGAGGTTATCTGGACTCCACATCCGGGGTCGCAGGTTTTATTTCTAACATGCCCTGTTTATGAGGTTTTATTGTCTGGGGCAAGGGGGTCTGGCAAGACAGAGTGCCTGCTGATTGACTTCGCCAAAGATGTAGGAAAAGGGTATGGTGCTAACTGGCTTGGAGTATTGTTCAGACAGTCCTTCCCACAGCTCAAAGACGTTATCAGAAAGTCCATGCGCTTGTTTCCTCGGATGTTCCCCGGATGCACGTTTAATAAAAATGAATTAACTTGGACATTTCCTCAAGGAGAGGAATTATCCTTTCGATTTATCAATGATCCAAACGACTACTGGAACTACCACGGTTGGGAAATACCCTGGCAGGGATTCGAAGAGTTGACAAACTGGCCAACAGACGAATGTTATGAAGCAATGAAGACTTGCTGCCGAACTTCTGTGCCGGGGATACCTAAGCGCATTCGAGCTACAACAAACCCTTATGGCAGAGGACATTCTTGGATTAAAAGGTATTTTATTGACGCAACACCTCCAACAAAACCCTTAATTGAAAACAATCAGGCTCGCACTTGGATTGATAGCTCTGTTTTTGAAAACAAAACTCTAATTGAAAACGATGAGCACTATCTATCCACTCTTCAGAACATCAAAGATCCCAACAAAAAGAAAGCATGGCTTGAAGGCCGATGGGATATCGAGTCTGGTACGATGGTCGGAGATATTTGGGAGCCAAAACTCCACATCTTGCCCACCTTCCAAATCCCTAAAAGCTGGGTTGTGAACAGGTCTTTCGACTGGGGCTATTCTCACCCTTTCTCTCTCGGCTATTGGGCTGAGTCCGATGGTACGTCCGTGACTATCCCAAATTTCATGGGTAAAGAGCGTACCATTACATTCCCAAGAGGCACTATGTTTAGGGTAGGGGAATTGTATGGTACAAATGGAGAGATAAATACCGGATTAAGGTGTACTCCTCAACAGGTGGGCAGGATGATCTGGAAGAAGGATTATTCAATGCCTCATATAAAGGGATGTATGATTATTCCTGGGCCCGCCGACAACCAGATATTTGATGAACAATATGACGGGAAGACTTTGCAAGCAAGTATGCTCGAAGCATATAAGTATGCTAAATTCTCTAAGTCAAATAAACATCCTCATTCCAGAGCTATTGGCAGCATTTTAATTAGACAAAGACTTGAAAACTCTTTAAAGTTGGCAGAACAGGGATTTATGGAGCATCCCGGATTGTTCATTATGGACAACTGCAACCATTGGAGGTCTATTATTCCTAGTCTTCTTAGATCTGAATTAGACCCAGACGATATTATGCAAGACCAAGAAGATCATCTTTGGGACGAAACTAGATATGAAGTTTTGAGTAGAATAGCAGATACATCCAAGCGCACTCATACACAAGGAGTTTAAAAATGTTTAATACGCAACCGTCTTTTTCTTTGTTTGGAGCTTTTCAGGAATCGAACCATATCAATACCAAGCTATTCCCCAACGTTAAAGACCCATTTGGCATACTTGAGGTTAATGAACAATATCAGCAATACATGAGTCTTATTAAGCCCGTCAAACATCTGATGGGCGGAACTAAGGCTATGAAGGAAAATAGCAGAGACTATATCCGTCAAGAAGAGGGTGAGTCAGACACAGGGTATCAAAATAGAGTCTCAAGAGCTAAACTCTACCAGTTCTTTAATAAAACGTGCTCTAGGATTTCGGGAGAAATTTTTAAGCACGAAGTTAAAATGTTGAAAATCAATAATAGGACAGAGCTTACTCAGGCGCAAATGGACATGCTTGACGATATTGATATGTCTGGAAACAATCTTCATGTATTTCTGGCTTCATGTATGCAGAGCGCGATTACTTATTGCGGAGTTCATGTTCTCGTTAATGAATTTTCTCCAAACGTCATTGAAGTTGGCGAAGGAAGATTTAGAAAGAAGATGTACTACAATGCAAAAAATGGCAGAATGGAAGATTATACGGCAGGCGTTGAAAAGTCTTTTGGAGTGAGGCCCTTTCTGTCTATCATAAAACCTGAGAATGTACTTCCTCCCATTATTTACGTTCGCAATGAGGGCAAAAAGATTCCGGCCCTCTTTAGGGTTTATGATGAGATTCTTTTACCTCACCCAGAAAGTAAATATAAATTTCAAAAAGTGAAGAGGGTTATTTCTTTTGAACATCGACTTGATATTTCTCCCGATGCTACCCCTGAATATTCCGTTTTTCACATTGAAGAAGAGTATAATGCTACGAGCAAAAGTATGGATTCTACCGTTAAATTAGTCAGAGGCCCTGTTAAACTTAATTCTAAATACCTTCCTATCTTTTCCTTTTTTACAACGGAGGAAGTCAACGGAGTGCCAATCTCCCTTGCTCTTCAGGATGTGATTGACCTCAATATTTTGCATTTTCAATCTACGACAGACCAAAGGAACATTCTGCATTATGCCAGAATGATTACATATTTTGGCAGACATTTAAAGTCCGAGGACAACAGTTTCACGGTCGTTGGGAATGATTTTGAATCTGCTGTTTCAGATCCTATTGCAGAAAATCTTAGACTTTCTATGGAAGGTCAGGCAGCAGATACGCCTGACATTCCTTTGGGGTGCAATATTTTGGTTCACTCTACTCATGACCATGGAGACCTCAAAGCAGTAGAAACTTCGGGAGCCGCTATCGGCGCAGGCAGACAAGATCTTCAGGATATTGAAGCCAACATTTCTTTCTTCTCTAATTCTATGTTTTCTGACAAAAGGAATAGAGTTTCTGCTACAGAAAGAGTCCAGAATACTCAAGAAACATATTCCGATCCTCAAACATGGGCGATAAGATTCAAAGACTTTGCATCTACAGTATGCTCCGAGCTATTTGGAGCTAAATGCGAACTATCTATGAATGTAGAGATAAGCCCAGATTTCAATT